GGCGCCGATTATAGCGATCCGTTTGACTCTGGTTGGTTAGATACTAGGAGTTTAGCAGGCAGTGCTCCTACAGTATTGTACGAAGGCGAATACACTATAAGTACGCCACTAGGTAATCTAGGACCAAAACGAATTATTAGAGGACCTCTAACATTTAGAGGAGGTTTATCACTAAGGTTTAAGAGGTGATAAATGGGACGTTTTGCGCAAGGCAAATTTAGTTTAAAAAATCCTGACAAGTACATCGGCAATAAAACGCCTACTTATAGAAGCAGTTGGGAATTTACATTTATGAAATTCTGTGACGAGCACCCTAGTATTGCACAGTGGGCAAGTGAAGCAATACGCATACCTTATCGTAATCCTTTAACAGGAAAGCAAACAATTTATGTTCCAGACTTTTTCATTGCTTATTCTGACAAAACTGGCAAGCAACGAGTAGAACTAATTGAAGTCAAGCCTGCCAATCAAACTGTAAAAGAAAAACTAGGACGCAGTAAAGTTAATCAAGCACACTGGGTTGTTAACCAAGCAAAATGGGAAGCAGCAAGAGCGTGGTGCAAACAAAAAGGTATTTTCTTTAGAATTATAAATGAAGGAGATATGTTCCATCAAGGCAGCAAAAGAAAATGAGTGCTAACAAGATTATTAATTGGGCTTTACCTTATGTAAAACGCAAAAAAGGATATATTGATATAGGAGCAAACAACGGCGATACTGTCATACCTTTTCTTAATGAATTTGAAACAATAATAGCATTCGAACCTAATCCAAATACATACAAAGATATACCTACAACAGTAGAAAAATATAATGTTGCACTAGCAGATTTTAAAGGAACTACTAAACTAGTAATTCCTCACAACACTAAAAATCCAGAACACGGATCTATTGCTACTCGAAGAATGAAAAATTGGCAAGGTGAAACTTACGAAGTGTCAGTTAACACATTAGATTCTTTTAATTTTACAAATATAGATTTTATTAAAATAGACGTAGAACAAGGCGAACTTGAAGTAATCAAAGGAGCTATGAATACTATTAAAAATAATAAGCCTACTATTATGTTTGAAAATAAACGAAACGAAAATGACAGCGTAATAGAAATATTAAGAGCTCTCGAATATACAATAATCAAACATAAAAGCGACACTGTGGCTTATTTTGCTAAATAATAGTAGCATATAATGGTATACTACTATGACAAAAAAATTAGAAGACATCTTAAACTTGCCTGAATCTAAAGAAATTGTAGATAAAGCAGAACAACAAGAACAAGATCAAAAAGCACACGAAATAGAACGCCAAGAAGAAACAATGCGTGATATTGCTGAATTTGATAAAATTGCAGCAGCGTTACCACATGTAAAAGGGTTAGGCGATAAAGCAGATTCGGAGTTAGAAGACATTGCTAAACGTGCATTAGATAGTTACGAAGATTTAATGGATCTCGGTATGAATGTTGAAGCACGTTATAGTGGTAGAGTGTTTGAAGTTGCAGGAAGTATGCTTAAAACATCGTTAGATGCTAAAGTTGCAAAGATGGATAAAAAGTTAAAAATGATCGAACTGCAACTTAAAAAAGAAAAATTGGACAAAGAAGGCAACAAAAACACCGATGGAGAAATTATGTCCGGAGAAGGCTATGTTGTTACTGATAGAAACAGCCTGTTAGAAAGGCTTAAAGGTTTAGATAAAGATAAATAACATATAACGGGATAATTAACATGCGTAAATTTACAGAAATTTTAACAGAATCTAAAAAGGTTTATGAATTTAAAATTGGCATAGCAGGTGAGCTACCAGAAGGTTGTGAGCAAACTATGAAAACTGCACTTGAAAAGTTTCAAGTAGAAAACATGTCTGCAGGTAAAAAGACGCCAATTCAAGAACGTCCATTAGACTTTCCACAGTTGCAAAACATGGAAGTTACATACTATGAAGTTTCTGTTAATTACCCTACTACTACTCAAGTATTACAAGAATATCTAGGAAAATGCTGCGGCATTGATCAAAGTTATATTATTGTACGTAAACCAGGTGAACCACAAGAAGAGTATCAAGCAGAAACTGAAGAAGCTGAATACGATGTTCTATTAACTAAAGAAGAACTAGGTGGCGAAAGTGCTCAAGAATCTGTAGCAGGCAACAGAGTAATGGACTTGCTTAAAGAACTAGAAGTTGCACGTAAAGAGCGTTCAACTGATTATGTTGGTGATATTCCTGCAGGCGAGAGTAAAGATATAGACAACACAGAAAACAGCACTAGTGCTGTAGGGAGTTAAAAATGAGCAATAATATGCTAGATATACTAAAGAACTTTGAAGACGCTAGTACTGGAAAAAGACCTAGTGCAGGTGCAGAAAGTTCTAATGAAATGAAAAAGATTTTAGAATCATTCCAGGCAGTTGAAGAATGCGGAATGGAAGAAATGCCAATGCAGGCTCCTGCATCACCTGCAGGACAACCTGTAACAGTTAATATTACAGCATCGGGCAAAGATAATGTATCAGACTTAATTTCTATGATGCAACAGGCAGCAGGAATTATGCAAGCAGGTCCAGCAGTAGTTGCAGACGAGCCACAACAAGACATGGACATGGCTAAAATGAAAGCAGCTATTATGCCAACCGAAGAAATAGACGATGAAGTTGAAGAGTGGGAGAATTCACCGGCAGATACAGATGGTGAGCCAGAATATTCAGATCATCAAACAATGACTAAAGATTTGTCAGGTGGTTTAAATCGCGAAAAGAAAGCGTACAAAGCAGCGCAACGCGGTGACAATGCAATGGCAGTAGAATCAATTAAAGAACAACTACTACGTGCATTAGAAGAAAAAAAGATGTCTAAAAAAAAGGATGTAAAAACAGCTGAAGGCGAGCGCCACGGTAACAGCAGCATGTATGATAAGTGCTGGGACGGATACGAAAAAGTTCCAGGTAAGAAACGCGGCGAGCCAGGATCGTGTCGTAAAAAATAAAAAGCTACGATGGGGAGCGGATCAAATAGGCACTACGGTGCCTATTTTTTTGACTAAGTATTCTTATGCAAGTATTAGAAATGATAACACACGGAGGATTCTATATTGATCACGAATTCCTTCCAGAAACACAATATAAAATATTAAATGAAAATTTTTATAATTACAAGTTTGAAGATACATATCAACCGTCAGGTATAGACTACGGAAATAGAATGCAAGCGTATCCTGTATATGACACTGATGATTTATGTAATATAGATCCTAATCTCGATTTGCTTATTAAAAATACAGTTCAGTCTTTGATGGGAATTGAAATAGATTCATGGCAAGCTAATTTACGATATATTGTATCTGAAGAAATTTTAAATAGTAAACAAAACAATAGATATGGAATTAAACACACTGACAGAACGCAATATGCCGGTGTTATGTATTTTGAACAAACAACTACAGGTGGAACTGCATTTTTTAGAACACCTCTAGACAATGAGCCGGATATTGAAATAGGTTCAAATGAAAATAGATGCATAATATTTAATGGACAAATGTTTCATGCTCCGTCTCATGATTTTTCGTATGATAGAAGGAAGTCGCTAGTTTTCTTTTTTAACATAAAATAAAGAGATAAGTATTATTATGGCAGCATCATTAGACGGCGTCTTAATTAAAAAGGCGAATAAACAAGAAACATTTACAAATGAACAAATAGAGGAAATTGCTAAATGCATGGATCCTGATGATGGTTATTTGTATTTTGCAAAAAACTTTGCATATATTCAACACCCTGTAAAAGGCAAGTTGTTGTTTGATCCGTTTGACTATCAGCTAGGGTTAATGGAAAGTTATCACAAGTATCGCTTTAATATTAATATGATGCCTAGACAAACAGGTAAAACTACCTGTGCTGCTATCTATCTTGCATGGTATGCAATGTTTAATCCAGATCAAACTATTCTTGTAGCAGCACACAAATACACAGGTGCTCAAGAAATTATGGCTCGTGTACGCTTTGTATACGAAAGCTGTCCAGATCACATTAGAGCAGGTGTTACATCATATAACAAACAATCAATTGAATTT